CTTCGTGTTTGCTGATGAGTATGAATGTGATACGGGTCTGTTCGGCATCAATAACATTCAGCTAATTATGAACCTCCAATCATCACCTTCCCGTGTAATCCGTCAGTCGCAACGGGCGGGTCGCACTCTGACAAATATCGCCTACAACAACCTCGTTGCGGGTGGTAATGTCTTCCAGCAGAGCGTGTTGAATTGTCAGTTCCTTACGCCATCTCTTGATGTCCCACTGCCTCCGAAGTCAGTAGTGCCCTATATGGAGTTTCCACGATACATTACCCAGTATCAGAACGGTGAAATCGCTCCGGGTGCTACGGGTCAGATTATCTCGCAGACGATTACTCTGCCTTGTATCCCAGACTTGCTGATTGTGTTCTGCCGTCCAGCATCATACGGTCTGAATGATGCTGATTGGTATTTCCCTCTCGCTTCACGCAATGACGGCATCTCTAACCCTCTAAGTGTTAATTTTGACAACTTTAGTGGTCTCTTGTCGTCTATGACAACAGAACAGTTGTTTAATATGTCAGTAAAGAACGGCTTGGATATGGATTGGAACAACTTTATCGGTCAAGCCCATAGCTCGTCTGGTTCATACCCGGCTCTTGCGGGTGCTTCTACCAGTGCGATTGCCCCTCAGAACTATTCGGCTCGTCAGCAAGGTCAAGTCGTGCCTCTGGTCGGTTCAGTTCTTGTTCTGAAGCCTTCGCAAGACATTACCCTACAGTCCGGACAAGCCCCATCACTTGTAGGCAACTTCACCCTACAGTTTAACCTTACTGTGAAGAACACCTCGGATATTAACCAGACTCCCCAGCTCTATGTCATTACTGCGAACTCGGGCTTCTTTGAGTCTATCCGTGGTTCGTCCCGTATCATTAAGGGCGTTCTGTCAGAGCAAGACATCATCTCTGCCCCTCTTGCCCCAATGGGTGTTCGTTCAGAGCTTGACCGTATGGTCGGTGGCTTCTCGTTCTCGGCTCTCGGCAACATCTTGTCTAAGGCGAAAGACATCTACTCCAGCACCAAGCCTCTCGTATCGGCTATTACGGGTATGCTCCCAGAGTCGGGCTTTCTCGGCAAGGTGAAATCGGGGGCACAAGCAGTGGGCTACGGCACGGGCGGTGCTTCGGGCGGTAAGAAATCCCTCGCTTCTCGTCTAATGTAAATCGGACGGAAAATAATATCTATATAGGAAGTATAAGATGGCTTCCGCAGTTCAATTAGGTGGTGCTCCCGCAAGTTCTCTATTCGTTCGCTCCGGTCAAGCTACTATTCCCAACGGAGCACAACTTATTCGTGTCGTAGATGCTGATATTACTGCTTCTTCCGTCGTTGTAATGAGTCTTGGTCTTACTGGTGGTGCTCTCTCCGTTCAGACGGGTTCGGCAATTACCCTTGAGCCCGGTGTAGGTTTTGATTGTCGTATTAGTGCTGTCGCCGTTGGAGCACAGTTGGTTAGTTATGCCGTTCTCCGTTATTAGCGTAGCACCTTTGGTTAGAGCGTTCCATTCCCTTATTTGTTATATCAATATAAAACAGAAGATGTCTTATCTTGATGTAGTTGCTACGATAAAAGGTTGTATTCATTATCCACAAATTACTCTTACCGGCTCTAAGGAACTTACCCTTACCCTAAAGGGTTCGGATTCTTCTGAATCCTTTACCAAAGAACACCAATCGCAAGATTATTTGCTGAATAGGGGTCTTTTTCCCAGTCGCCCTTTATCTTTGTCGCTCGTTTGCGGTAGTTGCTACGGTGCTGGTCTGCCTTCTTGTCCCCCGACAGAGAATACAGAATGTAGTCTCCTAATCCAACCGCACCAAAGCGAATCATTTTGCCGTCCGCATTAGGGATTTGTAGCTTATGCTTCGCATCAGTGCTGAAACCCAACAGATTATCGGCAAGACCCAACGCCTTTGCCTTCTTCTTCGCAAGGGCAAGGTATTGTGCTGGATTCACGCCCATAGAAGCCATTTGCTTCGCAAACTTCGCCATAGGGTGTAGCCCACCCCGTCCTTCCAATGCTACATTCGCAAGTGCCCCCGCATCAGTAAGCCCTCGTGCGATTTTACCCGTCCAACTCGGCAACTCTGAAATCGCTTGTTTAATGTCTTGTTTAATAAACCCCGCCACATCTGGTGTAAGAAGCCCATTAGATTGTAGCATTGCTCCTACGAAGTCTTGACAGTTGTTATGGAACGCATCATATCTATGAAAGGTGTCCCCTTGTATCCCTTGTGCCCCTTGTAGCAACTGATTCACGGTAATCTCTCCTTTCATCTCTACGGGCATTACTTCTGTTTCGGATTCTATAGGAAATGCTTTCTGAATGTTAATGACTTCATTCTTCTCTAAGGTGTATTTTGCTAAGAGCACGGGGGATTCACTGACACGAATAATGACCTCTAAGCGTAAGTGGAAGAACTTGTCAAACCCATATTTATCCTTTACCGTATTCCATTTACCGAGACTGATAAAGTTAAGTGCCGTATTAAGAGCGGATTGGATAGGGTCTCTGCGGACGAACATTTGGGTAATGGGCTTATCACCGATAAAACCCAGTAGCCCACGCACAGAAGGGCTAAAGTCATTACGGAATCCCATAGCGACATCTTTGACTCCTTTTACTACTCTATTGGCGACATTTCTTGCGGAGTCCCACATATCCCCAAAAAAACCACTACCATCTAATTTTTCCATACCTTCACGATTCACCATATCACGCTTACGCATCATCTCTTGGTAGTAGGGCTGGTCTTGGGGACGACCGTATTTTACTGGTTCTCTATAGTGGGGGTCATCTTGGGGGCGACCCTTCATAATGAAAAATCCGCCCTTCTTACCCTCCCCTACGAACAAGTTTTTATCCAGTCCTACCGTATCCTCTGCTACATTCTTACCTTTTATTCCAGCATACCCCAATGCTCCCGCCCACGGATTCGCCATAAAGTTATTACGGATATTCTGTAAGAACTTATCATCAGATTCACGAATCATACGGTTAAGGTCTGCTTTAGAGGTCTTGCCTTCTTTGCGTAGCTTAGCAAGGCGAGAGTATTCCAAATCGTGTTCTAATGCTCCTTTATCAATGACATCAGTAGGTGGGTGGGTTCGTAGGTATTCGTCATCTAAGCGATTCCACGCTCCCGTGTAGTTCGTGCCCGTAAGGGTCGCCATTCCCTTATCTTTCCACTCTTTCTTCGCCTTATCTACCTTACTACCTACGGCGTTCCATACATCTCCAAGAAACCCTCTGCCTTTCTTCGCATCTGCTACATTCGCATAGAGTGCCCTCATTTGGGCTTTTGCCCGTTCCAACGGCAGAGGGTCTTTACTGTGTTTCTCACCCGTCTCTTTACTAACGACCCAGTAAAGGTCTTTCTTCGGAGCTTTCCGCAATTTGTAGGGCATTCTACTCTATATGATATTTTAGTAATATCAATAATCAGCCCGGGGGGGACGGGGTTTTTCAGCCGGATTTTGCCTATGTATCAGCCTCGTAAGAAATATCTGACGAAATAATCCCGTTCCCCCCGCTTATGTAAAGCCCCAAAAACATTACATATAGTATGGAGAAAGCCGTCCGAGCCCTATTAGACCTTCTTAGCCACCCTTCTATATTAGAGCGTGATGAACTGCGTGTGATGATTTCAAATGTGGTGATAGGCTTACAGTCTGTCATCGCATATGATAAATCAAAAGAACCCGTGCGTAGTATGAGCCCGTGCCCTTGCGGTTGTTCGGAAGAACCGGCTGGTAAGAGCCGAAAGGTGTATGATGCTTAGTTGCTACTGGTTAAGAAAGAAATTATTAGGTGTAATTTCCAGACCAAATAAAGTTATAATTCACATTACCTTTAACGGAGTTAATATAAGCCGTTATTTCAAACACAGAAAGAATGGGGACGGCGTATGTTCCGACATTAGACAATAAGGTGGGAAGTAAGTTTTGTAGATTTACATTTCCGAGATTTCCTTGTAGAGTATTCGTAATGTAAATCTTCGTTTTGTCATCTAACGAATCAATATACAAATCTACTGTTTGCCCCAATCCCACATCAAGGTCTCCTAAAAAGAAGCTCACTCGGTTCTGTCCTCCATAGGTCGCCAACATATCCGCATAGCCCGGCAGATTAATGGTAATTGCTCCACCCGCCGTTGTATAAACGACGCTGGAATACAGAAAACTATTACTCACTTGTGAAGCAGTAAGGGTATAGAGATGAGCCCCCGCTAAATCACGGAGAATGGGGGCAGATGATGGATAAGAGGCGGCAATGATTGGATTAGCAGATGTTCCCGTAATCGCAATGTTCGCACCAGCAGTAAGGGTTTGGACTCCATCTACGGCGGAGTTAATGATGGGGTTCTGAGCCGTTCCAGTAAGGCTTACATTCGTTCCCGCCGTAAGGGAAAGCACACCCGTGTTGGAAACCGTGGGGTCTGTCGCCGTTCCGCCAATGGTAATACCCGTTCCACCGCTGGTAAGGGTGCGGACACCCGTGTTGGTAATAAGAATCGCAGTAGAGCCAGACACGCTAATTCCAGCACCAGCCGAAATGGAGGTAATGGTAGAACCACCGCCGTTGGTCGCCCACCAAGTAGGAGATGAATTGGGTTGATGATTTGTATTAGCATTCTGAATACAAATGTAGATGAGTCCATCAAAAAAGACAATGTTGTCTAAGATGTATGTTATAGCGGGACTCCACTGAGAGTATCCGGACATATCTACTATACAATATTTTTTATTGCTGATGTAATAGTTCAGCATTTTTCTGCGAAATCATATACTGGGGGAAGCCTTTACTGTAAGAGAGCCACCGAGAGCCCATCTTGCGTTGCCGTTTAAGGTCTTCTTCATCTACACCAATGTAATTCTTCAGCAAATAGCGGAGGGCGTGATAGGAGGTGCTAAGGGGATAGACTACTACATTTGTGGCTTCATTCAGAAGCAGACGGGTCTTCTTGTAGTTGGTGAGGTAGTGCGAAAGGCAGAGCATCGTGGTGTTGGTGTGGCGACCCATAATCGCAAGGTCATCTACAATCTTAGTAATGACCTTTTCCGCTTGTCCCGTTAATGTATCATAGTCGTCAAAAATAACCATACAATCTTTGAACTCATCTAAGTCGGGATAGTCATCTATAAAGGACTGAATATCTACACGCTTTAGAAACTTCAGTGCGTCCAGCGTAGCGTCTTCTTTCAGCTTGGAGACAAGGTAGATGCCCCGTTGGGGGTTAATCTTGTGATAGTAATGAGCCAGTTGTTTCGCAATATAACTCTTGCCCGAGCCACTCTGACCGGCTATATACCACACTTCACGCTTTAGAGGGTCGCAACTGGGGAGCAATTCAAACTGCCCTTCATCATCTAATTCAATACTCTTGTCGGAAGAGCCATCTTTTACCATCTTTTCATAGACGGCTTTCAGTTCGGCGGATTCCTTAAGGTCTTCTACGGAGACGCTCTTCTGGTATGCTTCTTCCAGCCTTACAAACGCCTTGGTGCGTTCGGCGGGTTTCATCTGCCCCATATCTTTCGCATAATGGGAGCGGTTAAAGGTTCGCATCTGACGCTTCCCGCCGGGTGAGGCATCTTGGTGGAGGTAGAGGAGTTCGCCGTCTTTCGCACCGCCATTTACACGGGCAATCGCCTTAGAGCTCTTGTCGCCCTTCTCAAACGAAAGGGAAGGCATTTCTACCATATTCCATAGAAAATGTTTTTACGGAAAATGGTAATTAGATTGTGGAAATATGAAAATACGAAACGAATCCGGGCGGGGGGAACGGGGTTTTTAGCCAACTCTCCGCTATAGCACGGTGTCTTTAGGGAAATCCCGACAAATAATCCCGTCCCCCCCCGTTATAGCAACTTCTCCACAAATGGTTTGGATTCACTTTGTAGGATTTCATAGAGGTCATTACGCACTTCCAGCAGAGCTGGGGCAATCTTGTGTTCGGGCATTTTTAGGATTCTACGAATCTCCCCTACAATCGCATCATCTTTCTTCAGATAAGAGCCGAGGGTGTAGATAGTAGAGAGGCGTTGTATGAACTGGTCTATTTCAAAGCGGATAAGAACAAGAGGAGGTTTGTGCTCTTCAAAGAGTGCGAGGAGAGTATCCATATCGCCTACAATGTGATAGAGGCGACCCAAATCGGAGTTAAGAATATCGTTTAGCTCTTCCAGTGTCTTCTTGTCGTTCTTCAGTTTAGAGAGGGCGAAGAGACGCTTTAGGACTTTAAAGTAGTTGCCTTCTGCTTCATAAGCAATAATGGATTCCATAAGGCTCACCTTAATGTTAATAGTCTCTGGGTTAAGGATTTTACCATTTACACGAAACTCATAGATGACGCTGAAATCGGTGAAACGGTTATTCTGGACTAATGCTATAACATCTACCTTGGTAATACCGGGTGTTTGGAATGCTTCTTCCAGCGTAATAGAGCCACCGCCACGCAACGCCTTACTGTCCGCAAGAATCTCCGCAACCGTCCAACGGAGGATATGGAACTTAATTTCGCTCTTAGCGAAGAGGAACTCTCCAAGGGTGGGATTGTCTTTAAGGAGGGTATTGGCTTCTTGTGCTTCTGACTCAGTAATGATGCGTTGTTGGAGGAGGTCTGCGACACGCCTCTTACACGCCACGGAGTTGTAGCCTACAATCTTGTCGTCTTTGACAATCGCTGTGCGTGGTATGACTCTCCAAGGCTCTATGACACCCGCCTTCACATCACCAATAAACACATTCTTCATACTGCGGAGTTTTTTGATATTAGACTGGAAGCGTTCTCGCAATTCACGAACGCACTCTTTGATAGAACCTTTCATCTCCACCACTTCATAGCCGTCATAATCACCCGCATATTGCTGACTGCGTATTGACATAGAACCCACTAAATGAATCGCATCACCCATAGACATAGCATCTAATATATCTATCGCATCGGAGGGGTAATCCTCTGGGTAATCTTTGGCTCTAACCACATCGGTCATCTCTATATAGTAAATATAATATTATAATCAGTGTGCGACGGGGGGAACGGGATTATTTCGTCAGATATTCGTATAGCATCGTGCCTTTAGGGAATTGTTGGATTATTTTCCCGTTCCCCCCGCTCAAGCCATAATGGGTGCGTGTTCTTGGTAGTCTTCTCCCGACCCCTTCATTTCTACGCCTTTGCTATGACCCCGCTTGGCTTGTTTATAGAAAATCATAGAGTAGCGGTCGCCTTTAAAGGGGGTTGTCTGGTGATACATTCGTGCCCCATTAAACATAGTAGGCTTGAAGTGAATATCGTAGTCTATCTTATTCTTGCCGTCTGTATCCCATACACTCACCTTACCACCCGTGTAATTACCAATACCAATAATAACAGAGCGTCCGTTGTTGTGTATATCAATATGCTTCTTGGCTTTCACACCGTGGTTTAGTGTAATGGCTTCATAAGTCCAGCCCTTGGGAACAACCGCATTACCGAACTCGGCTAATAGCTTCAATAGAGCCGGGTGTTGCTTATTGCTGGAGAATTCGTTGTATCCACGGCGGGTATTGCCGAAACCGAAAGTCATTGTGCGTCCAATTGTTCCAATGACATCAGCCCTACTGCTAATGGTGGGAACAGTCATTCTATCCAGCTCCGCTAAGAGTCGCTCTGAAATCTCCTTGACTTTGGCTGGGTTGCGTAGTTGTAGTTGCTCTCTCTTATCATCGTCAGCCTCCGCATCGCCGTATCCAAACATATCATCTCGTTCGGGTCTCATATACGCCATTCTGCTATAGCGTGGAAAATATTTTGATTTAAATCCTACGGATTATTAATAAGTAAAAATGTCTTACTATCAGCGTAATAGAGAAATGATTATCGCCCGGCAGATGGCGTATCATAGAGAGAACAGAGAGAAGTATTTAGCATATATGCGGGAGTATAACAAGAAGTATTGGTTGGCTCATAGACCCGAACCTAAGCCGAAAAAAGTGAAACCAGTGAAAGAAGCAAAGCCTCCGAAGCCGAAGGTAGTAGCCAAAGTTAGTAAGCCACTAAAGTTGAAGTCTAAGAAGACCTATGATTTCGTCGTCCCGGTGTATGAATATCCTACAAAGATGGAGAGGGGTAATTTCGTTCTTGTTTTTGATTGATGCGTTTATCCCGGCTGGGAATAATGTTCGCCTCCGGTAGAAGAATGACCGCCCCGACGCAGAAAAATGACATCGCTTTTGGAACGAAATCTGAAGAGGCAAACTTGGATATTCTACAGACTTTT